CGCGGGCTTTGCGTCTGGCCCGAGCTTCGGCGGCTTTATGGCCAAGGGCGGGATTACCAAGCCTGGCGAGGTTTATGTTACGGGCGAGAAAGAGCCAGAGTTCTTCTTTCCTGGCGTCACTGGCCGGGTTGTCCCACGTTCCGACATGCAAAAAGCAGAAGCATTGCGTAATAGTGGAAGCGGATCGGATTCTCTTGACATTAGCTATACTGTCAGGGAAGAAAGGGGAGAGCGTTACGTTACAGAAGATCAGCTACGCAAGAGTAATGCTATGGTTGAAAGGCGAGCGTTTGCCAAGACCATTAACGGCATGAAGAACAATGGCGCTCTCCGTGATTCAATCAACATCTGATGATTGACGTAACCCATTACATCGAGTTTCTTGATGCTACTGGCGCTGCGTTGCCGCTGCCGTTACGCTATCAACCTTTCTTCATTGGAGAGAATAGAACATTTAACGGACTGGAGTACAAGTTTAGCCCTTACAGTATTGCCGGCGACCTGTCAACTGATGGCAACGAAAGCGGAGACTATGAGTTAATTGCGCCAGCAAACATTATCTCAACCGCAAAACTATGGCAAGCGTCTGAGGATTTATTGCTTGCCAAGATTTCGACCGTGCTACTTGTTGGCACGCCACCATCTAGTGTAAACGGATACCCGACATGGAACGAGTTGAACTTCCTAAGCTCAACCATTTGCGTTTGCGATACCTTTAGCTATGTCGACGCTGTGCCAGGAGAAGAAGAAGCATTCTCTGTTGTTACCTTGAAACTTGGCAATCCGCTTAATTTTGTCACAGGGACCGCGCCAACCCGTAGACTCACGGCGGCCCAAGTCGGGCCACTGCCATCTAGCGGAGGGATTTCGTTTTGACATTTTGGCGCGAATGGTCTGGTTTGCCCTGGAAACTCGGCGCAGACCCACGGGACGGTCGGGCAGCCTGCTGCTTCCGGACGGCCCAGGCGGTACGTCAGGAGCTGGGAATGTCTTGGCCGGCAGATCGTATGCGGAGCTGGTACACGGCGGCTGAGCGGGGGCACTGGAGGGAGCTGGACGAGGACTGGGGCGAGCTGACCAAACCCATCGAGAAGCCTGAGGCCGGCGCCTTGATTCGCTTCGACCGGGGAGATGGTTCCTTTGGTGTTGGAGTGCTTCCTAATGCAGACACATTTATTACCGTCAGGCATTATGGCTGCTTAATTGCCGGTCCCGTCAGTGCTTGCGGTTCACTTAAACTTTTTCGCTTGCTGTGATTAAGTTACTCCCTTACGAAAAACAGCTTGCTCAAATTCTGGGCGTATCTGAAGATGCGTACCGGGAATGGAAGGCAATTACGCTAAGGGAGTCAGTAGAACGGCCTGCTGCTGCCGAAGGGCCAGTATGCGGGCCATTGGTTCCTGTACTTGTTAATTTAGCGATCTCAGTTGGCGTATCGCTACTGTCTTCGCTGCTGTTTCCAGCACGGCAACAATCGAAAATCACTACCACCAGAAAAAGCGGTACTCCAACAACTAACAACCAACGATCTTCGCCGCGCTTCGGGTTCGACTCGATGCAGGAACCCGCCAGAATCGGGCAGTTTGTTCCCGTAGTAATCGCCAAGCGCGAAAATAACCTTGGCGGCGTTCGTGTCGCAATGCCGCTGCTCTGGTCGCAGATGCTGGCAAATAACGGCTCAGTAATGTTCCGTGGTATTTTTCTTGGCGGTACTGCCGGAATGCCGGCAGATGCTTGGGATCAAAGAGGCTGGGCGTTTGGGAATAACACGCTTGGCGCTTACGCTTACACCGGCACAGCGTTAAGTCGGGGAGCGCGATATTCCATATATTTTGCGCCTAACGGTGGGCGGATTAACTCAACCCAACTCATTGCCGGCAGGAGCGCAAACAGAGATCCTGGCAACTCGCAAAACAGTGGCGGCCAAGATGTATTTGCGCTTGAAACCACAAGCGGTCAATACAAGACAGCATTTTGCATGAGCGAAACGCCATCAACCAGTACAGCGTTTGGCCTGTACGGTTGGTGCCCTAACGCGATGATGCACAGGCAACCAGTAACAATACAGCCAACCATCGTAGCAAGGATTGACGATGACGACAAGGTACGCACCGATGACGATGCAGCGGCCTTGGTAGAGATATGGAAAGGTAAATTCTATTGGTCAATGCGAAGCGGATTGCGTAAGCGCAAGACCAGCGGCTCTTCGACATGGACGACTCCTGCTACCGGCGACTACCAAATCGTTACACAAAACGTTGCCGTTGGCGATTCGCTGCTCTACGCGATCAATGGCACTACTGATGCTAAGACAAAGATCCGATTTAATACTACCAATTCACGGGTCATAGATAATGATGCAGAGTCCGAAGCGGAAATGGGTGGCGTTGCGGCTGCTGTTGCCGGCGTGCAAAACTCGGCAGATTCTGCCTTGATTCCTAACGAGCTTTACAGAATAGGCAGTTGCTGGGCAATACTCGAAGAGAGAATATCGGAAAGCCCTAGCGAGTCGATCTTCATTAGTGACTCAGAGCAAGAGCCTGTTGGTGATGGCAACAGCATGGAATATGTCTTTACGGTAGTACAGGCCGGAAGCGTGCAATTCATTGGTCCCAAGTTTCTGTTCCCTGACGAATCCGGCACTACGATTCTGCCGCCAGAATACAACCCAAGCAGCGACCTTGCCAACCTGCAAAGCGGTACTCAAGGCCGTTACAAGTTATGCTCTCAAGCCGCGCAAGTCTTTCGCATGGCGATAGCATCATTTAGCGCAGTCAGAGAGTTTAGGGTTTGCGAAATCATTATTAAGTCAAGAGTTGGCATAACAGTAAATGGCATAACAGGTTTCAGGTCATGCCCGAAAGTGCAGACCATCAACAGTCGCGCCGGCCAAAACCAAGTCGGCAAAACGGCGAATGGCGTTATATCGGTTTCTCGCTACGATAGCGGCGGAGATTCTATCACTACAAAGACACGTCGCTATAGCTGTTTCAACTTGCAATACAGCCTGGACCGTGGCGCAACGTGGACGCAGTTCCCTGACGTTTTTGCGGTCGCCGGCATCAGTGGTGAAGAGATCCACAACTACTTAAGAATCGTTCTTCCATCTAACAAGCGATGGACGATTAGAACCGTGCCGGTTTCTAGTTGGGAAGTTCGCCAAAGTGCTATTACTCGAATCCTGGTGCTCGATACCAACAGCGGCGAAGAGGTGGAGTCTACTGCTGCCGGCGTCACCGTAATATCAACTGGCTACATCATAAACCCAACAAATAGCAAGAACCGCAAAATCTCACAGCTTGAGCCTAAGTTTGACATTGGCCTTGGCTGGGCCGACCCTGAGTACGAATCCATGATTGGCGGTTACGCGAGGTTCGATGAAGCATTCCCATACGAAAATATCCAATCAAGCGCAAGCAATAGCCCAGAGCATCAAATCACGCAAATAAATTACTATGGCGATCTTGACATGACGCCATCTTACGAATCTCTGGCACCTGTAGGCGTGAACATCTCAGCATCGCTTGAGTTCAACAGTCTTTCGGGTTTTAGCGGCTTCTGCAATAACGGCCATCAAATGCCTAGGCTATTAAATAACGACACAGAAGGATCAAGCCATCTATGGCCAGACTGGTTGCGCGAAGTAATGACGAACCCCGAACTGGGCGCCTTCCCTCGCACGCAACTGGCGCAAATTGACAGGCCAAGTTTTCAGGAGGCGGCGCAATGGTGCCAAGACCGGGGATATTTTTACGATAAGGTCGAAGATGAACCGCTAAACATTCTGAGCTGGGCTTCAGAGATTGCATTAGCGCATCTGCTTAAGTTGGTTCGACTTGGCGGCGTTTACTATCTTAAGAAAGCGATTGAGTTTGATGCGCCACTTAAAGTAGAAGCGCAATTTAACAACGGCAACATTGAAGAGGGATCTTTCAGGCTAAACACTATTGACTATGCAACAAGGCAGCCGTTTATAGTACAAGTCAAATGGAGAGAAGAATCAACCGGGGCAGAGTCGCCGCTGTTCGCCCGCGAGCGCGTTGCAATGGTAAGGGAAGCAAGTACCAGCGTAAATGCTCCAGTCAAAGAACTTGACTTATCGGAGTGGTGTACTAACTACAGGCAGGCTATTGATGCTGCCTGCTACTACATTCGATTCGTAACCATACACGATCATCAAATTAGCTTTACAACGTCACCAGATGTACTAGCAGCGCAACTGCGCTCTAGTGGTTTCTTCATAATGGACTTTGACGCCGTTAGTTATAGCACTTCCTTCCAAGGCTTTATACAGAGAGACGGAACTATCGTCACCATTCGCCCATGGCTACTGCCGGCAGCAGACGGCTATTATGATGCGATCACCTGGGACATGAACAACGACCCGCAGGAAGAGCAGATCGTTGTGCTCGACGGCCTTGCTTCACCAACAGAGCGATTCTTTGCGATAAGAAACGCCACCACAAAACCCCGCGTCTACGAAATAAAGAAAGTCAACATCGACGGTGAAGGGGTTATTACTATTGAAGCGTTCCACCATCCCACCGATGCAAACGGTTATAGTCTGCTTGGGGCAAACTGGACTACATACGAGACTGACGCAAACTGGGTGATTGAGCTATGAACATCATTAACGCATTGCCAGGCATCGTGCCTACAGCGCGTTCGTTTACGATGGGCCAATGGCCGCAGAAACGCATGAAAATGCGCAATGGCCGAACAGTGCGATGGCCGCTTTGCAATAAACCATCTGGCGATACAATGGATCTTACATGGGAAAACATCACCTACACGCAAGCAGAGCAAGTCTGCATAGTGTGGGATAACAACTACGGGATCTACGGCTCTCTGTCTTTGATACCTTCAATCAACCTGACGCCAGAGATTCTGGCCGGCACAAGTGGAGGGCTAAATAGCCTTTTGACGCTACCCTTTCCTGGCGCAACGTGGCACTTTGCGGGCTCGCCGCAAGTTGTCGCTGCCAAGGCGGGACGCTGCACGGTGAAGCTACCAATCAAAGCGCGAGTGGCAGCCACCTACTCGCCATGACTATACGCCTACCCTTAACATTGCCGGCAATAACTCCAACAGATTGGGAGCTGACGCTACCTGGCTACCCGGTTATCGTCGCTAGTTTCCGGTCGGCTTCATTCCCCGAGATTCTTGGTTCACTGCCTAGCGATTCAAGATGGAAACTAACATTTGAAAACGTAAATGATGCGCAAGCACTGGCACTGTTGCTGCCATGGTATGCCAGCGGTTGCGGATTGTGGTCGCTAACACAACTGCCCGAAGAATTGGCGGGAGGAGTTAATAACGCAGACTTTAGAAAAAGGCTTACGGGAACAACGTGGACAATCGAAAGAGAGCCAACCAAGCAGTCAGTAAAGAAAGGCAGATTTAATGTCACCATTGACCTTATCTATGAGCTAACGTTCGAGTCTGTCTATGGCCCGCGCAACTCACCACCAAATCTAGGCGCCAATCCATTACTGCTGAACCTATCTAACGTAATGTCAGTCGTAGCCGTACCGGTTACGCTCGACCCGTTCTTGCCTGTGCTGCGAAGTGCCGGCCCAGTTGTCAACCTAGATTACGCAACTATTGACGGATTGACCGCAGTTGCGTTCCCGGCCTTCCTGGACAAAACCATCCGGCGCGATGCAGCGGTGGTGTTGATGCTCGATCTGCCGACGACAGACGCTACCGCTGTTGCGCTCCCGGTCGGCCTAGTGCCGCTGCTGCCGGCCCTGCGGAGCGCTGGCCCGGTGCTGGGTCTTGGCTTCGAGTCGGGCCTGACCGTGGCAGCTACGGGACTGACCCGGCTCTGATGCCGGCTATACTGCCAACAGACTCTTTCAGCTTGATATGGCCGTTACTAAGCAGGAGTACCTTCTAAACGCAGGCTATACAAGCGCCAGCGTAGCAAATGCCCTGCGGTCTGCACTTATCGACGCGGGGCTAATGACGGAATGGTTCGATAGCTTTACGATTGGCGGTGATAGGATATGTCGAGTGTTGCAAATAGTCCACGATCCCACGAAAACGTATGGCACATGCTTTTATTATTTTACCATTGACAATACAGGTATAGCTGTTGCGTTAGCCACAAACGGTTGGGACGCTACAACTCCTGCGCCTATCAATGTCCCAACCGGAACGCAATATCTAGACTGGCATACCCTGCCGGCAAATAGTAGCGTTAGTCAATCCACTGGCACTGTTTTGTTTAATTATTCTACAACTTCCAATCTTGCGCTAGACAGATTTACGTCAGGCAGCGACACCAAGCAAAGCTGGTTTGTATTTAAGCAAACATCGACCGTAACAAGATCGCGCCCATTTACCTTTCTGCATAAAGACATGGCGCTGCATTCGTGGATCGACTTAAGTAAGGGTTGTATTAGTGGCCTTACTCGCTTGACGGCGTACACACCGAACAGAGCCGGTGTAGTCAATTTTCAGATTGACGAAAATTTGCGCAGATGCCTTAGCATTGGCTCGGCGCTGCGAGGGAGCACTGATTGGTTTCGTTACCACGGACAACAGTACAACGCTTATTCCTACTTTGGCGCAGGTTCGGAAGCGGGTGGCAACAATTTCCCAAACTGGACTGCAAGCAACTGCGCTGCAACACCGCTTCCTGTTGGCGAGAACTCCGCCAACCCAGCATATACCAGTGACTATGTGCCTGTCTGCTCGAACATACCATGGAACCTTTGGACGCCAACAAGATTAGCCGATGATTTTGGCGTTTACATGCGTTATGATGCCAATGATATTGCACTTGGCGACCGCTTCGTGGTTCAGGCAGCAGTAAATGAATGGGAAGTGCTTGATTTTGCCAATAATGCAGTCCTAAATGATGGGGCATCAGCTTCTTTCTTGGCAAGGATTATTTAGTCATGGGCGTTATTGTCGGCTCTGATGGAGGCGTTCAAATTAACCTTGGCGGCGGGCTGAAGTACGTTGCTAATATATTCTCTTGGAATGTAAATATGGGACGCGATATGTTGCGAACCACAACGCAAGCCGATGAAGCCGAAAAACGCACAGCCGGCCTGGCTGACTGGACCGGCGATTTTAGTATGCGCCTACAATTTTCTGACGACACGAATGTTACGCAAAGCTCCTGGCAGATGCTAAATTTTGCGCTAAACGGCGTAGACGATGGCTTAAAAGCCGACCTCAGGCTTATGCTGCAATCGTATCAGGTCTTGCCTGAAGACTGCGACATTTTTAGGACAACTATTCCTGGCATAATAAGCCTTGTTGGTACGGTCGTAATTGGAGACGTAAAGCTCGATTGCACGGACCCTGGAGAGCCAATTATTTTGGTGCTGAGCTGGAGTGGCGACGGAGCACTCATGCCACAACGCAGTTAGTTTGACGACAGCTACCGCCAGGCGCTAGGCTGAGCCGGCATGGCCACGCTTCCCAGGACAACGATCACAAGGCAGCATTAGAAACACGCAAAGAAGACCGGGCATCGCTAAGGGAGCTGGCGGAAAAGATGGAAAAGTCAGGAGAAAAAATGGAAAAATCGGTTTCGGCTTTAGCTGATGAAATAAAAAATCTAGCAAAAAGCACAGCTAACAATGACAACGCCGTACTTATCAATCAATCGAAAGCGGCTGGCGCTTTTGATGCCGGCAAGTGGATCGCTGGGACGATAATTGGCGTGCTTGGGCTGGTGCTTACCTACCAAGCCGGCCCGCGTGGCACCCATTACAATCCAGAGC